CGGGACTGGACCGCTTCGAGGATCGCCACTGGCGGGAGTTGGAGCGTCAACTTGGGGTAGCGCCCCCACCGGATGCGCCACCGCCCATTCACAACATCGAATTGAACGAGGCCACCCCCAGCGGTGGCCTCGCTGCTTCTGGAACCCGCAATTCCGGTCGGCGCGTCATCCGAAGCCGTTGGCTTCGTTGACGGCGGCCGCTTCAAACCAAGGAGAACACATGAGTCTTGCCACCCGTATCGAGAGCCTGGTCATCCGGGTCGCCCAGGAGTTCAACGACGTCCGGGCGACGGCGGGAAACCTAGCCAGCCTGTCCACCACCGACAAGTCGAGTCTGGTCGCGGCGATAAACGAACTGAAGGCGGCGGTGCTCTCCGCAACCGCCATCGACGACAACCAGATCGCCACCTCAACCACCTACTCGTCGAACAAGATCGTGTCGCTGCTCGACGCGCTCAAGGCCGACATCCTCGGTGGAGCAGACGCCGCCTACGACACCCTGGTGGAGATCCAGCAGTTGCTGCAGAACGGCACTACGGGCCTGGACGCGCTCCTCGCTGCCGTCAATCTGCGGGTGCGGTACGACGCGGCGCAAACCCTGACCGTTGCCGAGCAACTTCAGGCGCGCACCAACATTGGCGCGGTTGCGGCCGTCGATGTTGGCAACACCGACACGGACTTCGTCGTGATCTTCGACGGGGCGCTGGCCTGATGAGCCTCGCGTCCAGCATCGCCGCCCTGGCTGCGCGCATCGGCTTCGAGGTCAAGACCAAGATCGACGCCACGCACCCTGGACTTGCTCGGGTGTGGGTGAGCTTTGGCTACGTGGGCGGTCAGATCGTGATCGGCAGCGCGCACAACGTGGCCAGCGTCGTGCGTACAGCGGCGGGCCGCTACCGCGTGCATTTTGCGCTGGCGATGCCGGATGCGAACTACTGCTGGACGGCGCTCGCACGCAGCAGCAGCAACAGCGGCCAGCAGCGTGTGGCTGTCGTTCGCGCCAGCTCCGACCTGAAAACGGCCCAGTACGTCGACATCTCCTGCGCGACGACAGCAACGTCGTTCGACGACTCGTCCGAAATCAACCTCGTGGTGTACCGCTGATGGCCTACACAGAAATCCAACTCCAGGCCTTGGAGAGCGCGCTCGCCAAGGGCGAACGGCGCGTGACCTTTGCCGACAAGACGGTCGAGTACCGCTCGGTCGACGAACTGATGGCCGCGATCCGCGAGGTTAGGCGCGGAATGCTGCAGCAGGCGGCTGAAACCGGGCTGCTGCCCGGTGCGCCGCGCCAGATCCGCGTCACCACGCGCAAGGGGTTCTGAGATGGCGTGGTTCTCCCAAACGGTGCGCCGGTTGTTCGGTGCCTCGCCAGTACACGAAGCCGCAGGTCGTGGCCGTCGCTCGCTGGCTTGGATGCCCGGCAACCCGGGCGCGGTCGCGGCGATGTTGACAACCAACGCCGAGTTGCGCGGCAAGAGCCGTGACCTCGTCCGCCGCAATGCTTGGGCGCAGGCCGGTATCGAAGCCTTCGTGGCCAACGCGGTCGGCACCGGCATCAAGCCGCAGAGCCTGTCTGGCGACGAACGGTTCAAGGCCGAGGTGCAAGCACTGTGGCGCGATTGGGTTGAGGAAGCAGACGCGGCGGGACAGACCGACTTCTATGGCCTGCAGGCCCTGGCGTGTCGGGCGATGCTCGAAGGTGGCGAATGCCTGATTCGCCTGCGGCCACGCCGTCCGGAGGATGGCCTGTCGGTGCCCCTGCAACTCCAGTTGCTGGAGCCCGAGCACCTGCCCATCAACCTGAACACCGATCTGCCGTCCGGCAACGTCGTGCGCTCCGGCATCGAGTTCGACAACCTTGGGCGGCGCGTGGCCTACCACCTGTACCGCTCGCACCCGGAGGACGGGCGACTGGCTCCGATGTCGGGCCAGGGCGGGATGGACACGGTGCGCATCGACGCCAAGGAGATCATTCACCTGTTCCGCGTGCTGCGCCCGGGGCAGATCCGGGGCGAGCCATGGTTGTCGCGGGCCCTGGTCAAGCTCAACGAGCTCGACCAGTACGACGACGCCGAGCTGGTGCGCAAGAAGACCGCCGCGATGTTCGCGGGTTTCGTCACGCGCGCCAACCCTGAGGACAACCTGTTGGGCGAAGGTGCAGCGGACGCCGACGGGATTGCGCTTGCCGGACTGGAGCCGGGCACGCTGCAGATCCTGGAGCCGGGCGAGGACATCAAGTTCTCCGATCCGGCTGATGTTGGTGGTTCGTACTCCGAATTCCTGCGCACCCAGTTCCGCGCGGTCGCCGCCGCCATTGGTATCACCTACGAGCAGTTGACCGGCGATCTGACCGGCGTGAACTACTCGTCTATCCGTGCCGGGCTGCTGGAGTTCCGGCGTCGCTGCGAGATGGTGCAGCACGGCGTGCTGGTGCATCAGATGTGCCGCCCGGTCTGGGCGGCCTGGATGAAGCAGGCGGTGCTCGCCGGGGCCCTGGATGCCCCGGGCTTCACTCGAGGCGGGCCAGCCCGTCGCCGCCAGTACCTCGCGGTGAAGTGGATTCCCCAGGGCTGGCAGTGGGTTGACCCGGAGAAGGAATTCAAAGCGATGTTGCTGGCTATCCGCGCCGGCCTGATGAGCCGCTCGGAAGCCATCTCGGCCAACGGCTACGACGCCGAAGACGTCGACCGTGAGATCGCCGCCGACAACCAGCGCGCCGACGACCTCGGCCTGATCTTCGACTCAGATCCTCGCTACACGTCGAAGGACGGCGGCGGCTCGGAACCCAACCGCAGCGCCAACGCGCCGGACATCACCGGTAGCCAATCGCTTCCCTGATTCGCTGCCTGACCGCTTTCCCGAAGGATTCCCATGACTTTGCTACCTCATCTGGCTGCGCGCCTGTTCGGCGTGCCGCTGGCGATTCATCGGCCGAAACTCGACATCATCCTCTCCGTGCTCGGTGCGCGCATCGGCCTCGCCGACCTCGCCGCGTCCGTGGGTTACACGCCTGCGGCCCGCGCGCCTGGGCCTCCGAGCGGCAAGGTTGCCGTCATCCCGATCCACGGCACGCTGGTGCGCCGAACCTCGGGCCTCGAGGCCGAATCGGGTCTCGCCAGCTACACCGGTATCGCCGCGCAACTGGACGCCGCGCTCACCAGCCCCGAGGTCGCTGCGATCCTGCTCGACATCGACTCGCCGGGTGGCGAGTCGGGCGGCGTGTTCGATCTGGCCGACCGTATCCGCGTGGCGTCGCAAGTGAAGCCCGTCTGGGCCGTGGCCAACGACATGGCGTTCTCGGCGGCCTATGCGCTGGCGTCCGCCGCCACCCGCGTGTTCGTCGCGCGCACCGGCGGTGTCGGCTCGATTGGCGTCATCGCCATGCACATCGATCAATCCGTCAAGGACGCCAAAGACGGTGTTCGTTACACCGCCGTGTTCGCGGGCGAGCGCAAGAACGACCTCAACCCGCACGAGCCGCTCTCCGACGCCGCGCACGCGGTTCTCAAGGCCGAGGTGGATCGCGTCTACGAGCTGTTCGTCGAGACGGTCGCTCGACATCGCGGCCTCGATGCGGACGCCGTGCGCGCCACCGAAGCGGGCCTGTTCTTCGGACCGGACGCCGTTGCCACCGGTCTTGCCGATGCCGTCGGCAGCCTCGACGACGCGCTCACGCAACTCACGCAATCGCTTTCCCCACTCCCGACTCAGGTGGCTCCGGCCAGCCAAGCGGGCTTTCTTCGCAACCACCAGACGGAGTCTTCCATGAATGATCGAACCGACCCCGCTGCTCCTGATCGGCCTCTTGCTGATCCTGCTGGCAGTCCTCCTCAACCGTCCGCCGCCTCCACCGCCACCGCGCTGAGCGTGGCCGACGCCGTCGAAATCGCCCAGACCTGCACGTTGGCCGGGCGAACCGACCTGATTGCGGGCTTCCTCGACGCCCAGTCCTCGCCCGCCAAGGTGCGCAGCCAACTGCTTGCGGCGCAGGCCGAAGCCAGTCCCGAAATCACCAGCCGCATCGCCCCCGATGCCGCGCGCCCTGTGGCCAGCAATCCGCTGATCGACGCCGCCAAGCAGATCGCAGCGCAATCCACCAAGAAGGAGATCTGAGATGCCCGCTC